ACATATTTATCCTTAAATGTAAGTCCTGCTGGTGTAGCCAAAAATTCATCCATAGTATTTTGTAAATCTTCCATCGAATCTTCAGGGGGTCTGTAATTTCTTAACTTTTCTGTACTGTTTTCATAAGCCTCAAGGAAATTAACAAATGTTTCAATAGCAGTATTGGTTTGAATGTCCATCCGGTCTTCTTGAGTTTCTGCTTCTACTTTAATATCTTCTGCTTCTCCGTCACTTCTAATTTGTTCTTCTTTTAATTCCCTTACATTTTCTGTATGGGTAATAAAATCACCATTAATATTTC